ACTCTACTGGGGCTAAGCTATCATTAAAAAGCAATCTTCCTCGTCTTGAAGTTGCTCCAGCCTCATTTACTGTAATCTCAGAAGCATTAATTGCTTGAGAAAAAGAAAAACCATCAAGAACTGGAACTTCCCAGCGGACACTATTAGAAGGGTCTTCTATAACTACCCTTACGTCTCTTGTAAATTGTAACGCCATGTGTATTCTCCAAAGAGATTTTATCTCTTCTTAACCTTAGTATCGGACCTCGCAAACGATTTCACCAACACCTAAAGGTTCTAATGCGCCTTCGTCAGTATCTAAACTTACTATTGTAAGTTGTTGTACTTTTTGCGCGTTTCCATCTTGATCTGTATAAGATAGAGCCGAGTTATCCTCTATCACAGTCTCAACATCTTCAAATAATTTTTCAAGTGCAAAATTTGCATTTTCCTCTTGAACATAAATACGGAGAGTAAGAGTCATAAATCTATCTTTATAACCCCCTCCTTGATAGTCTCTAGTTTCCGTACCTGCACTAATATGTACGGCAGGAAAGTCTTGTACTTCATCCCAAAAAAGTAATTTTGGCTCTACGTTATTATATAAATTTGATCTAAAAGGAAAATTACCATTAATTAATTTGATTTTATCTACTAAAGCAGAAACAATGGCCATCCTTCTAGATGTATAAGTTCTATTAACCACTACACTCTCCTAGTAAAAAATCTTCCGATTAAAACTTCCGATGCAATTTCTCTGATAGACCTGTCTATTACTTTTCTTGGGTCTCGGTCTTCATTAGCCCAAGGTCTTTTTCCTGCACCTTGCTCAAAAATTTGATAAGGTGTTTTATCATAAGTGTATCCAATACTTGGAAAACCTTTAGGAGTTGTAGAAATATCTGTAATTCTAACGCTACTCGCAAATCTTCCTGTTCTATTAACAAGTCCTGGCTCTCTCATATTTTTTCTTAGAGTTCTCTGTATTTTTTGGTTTAATAAATTCTGCAAACTTAACAATTCTTGAGCATTTTTACCCGGCGAACTCTTTGATCTTTTAGTTTTTGTACTAGCTTTTTTAGTAGAGCCTATTGTTAGTGAACTTATACTATTTTGTTTTAATTTTTTACTTTGATTTCTTTTTCTTTTTATCTTTAAAGGTGTATTTCCTGTCACAGAAACTTTCTTATTTTTAATAGAGTCGCTAATATTTTTTAATACTAAATTTGAAGCGGCTATTTCAGCCTCCTCTCGAATAGAGAGGCTGCCTTTCATATTATACCAATCTTGCTTTGATGCCCAAGAAAGAAGAGCCTCTTCTAAAATTGGTCTAATGTTAGTCCAATCCCTACTTTGTGCACCCCTAGGATTATACTTGCTAGCCTCGACTGATAAAGTTATGTCAGATAAAACTTTTAAATCTCTTAAAGAATACCCTCTTCCTTTTGTAGACTGAAACTTAATGGTAGGTTTATATTTTGTTCCAAATAAATTTTTAGAGGCGGAATGCCATTCTTTGCTGGAAACAAACCCCTCAAAATTGGGGCTTAATTCAAATACTTTTAAAGCAGCTTCTAATCTAGCTTCTCCGACCGCTGTGTTTTTATGCCCCCTAACAATGTTTTGATTAAACTTAGCAGGCTCTAAATTACTTTTCAACGTTTTTTGTATGTATATTCTTCCCCCATCTTTTAATTTTTTGAAGGGAGATTTTATATATCTAGGCTGTTGAAAAACTATTTTTCCGTCAGACTTTTCTATTAAATTACTGAGAGTTTTATTCCTGTTTAAATGCGCCTCTAGATTATTCATGGCTGCATTCGCTGCATTCGCGAAAATATTTCTAGTTTTATTATTTTTTAAAAGTTCTGAAACGGTTGGGTCTGTATCGCTTCTCGCTTTATCATAGCCTTCTTTAAATGCTTCTATCAATCCTTTTTTAGTAACCGTTATAATTTGATTTGCAGAATCTAAACGTTTTCTGGCCCACTCATCCTCAATAACCCCGATTGCCCTGAATAACATTTTATCAAGAATTTTTTGACTCATGCAATCCTATACATATCTAAAACTCTTCGTATGTGGTCCGGAAATCCCGGATCATTACGAATTGCAGAGCTTCCAGCACCTTCACGAGTAGCGGACCCAATGCTTTGTCTTTCTTTCTGCTCGTTTAAGTGATAATAAGTAATAATATCAGCAACAGCAAGCTCTAAATCAACGGGTACCGAAACATATCCCGCTAAATAAGTGACTTTTACTGCTCCCACTCCATGAGGCCAGTTTTTATATTTTCCACTCTCTTGAGTTCGGAAAATAGAATCTGATGTGGCATCTAAATACCACGAGTACTCTGGAGGAGTTCCTCCTCCATTAGAAAAAAGCTCAATATAATCAGAGGCTTGACCTGATCTTTCATATACATTTGTTATACTAATAACAGGGCTATATTTCAATTGAACAGTATAAGTGTCCCATTGAATATCAAATAGTTCCGTATATCCTGGTGAAGTTGCATAAGTATCAAACTCAGAGTTACAATAAGTACGGACAAGCTGACTTACACTCGTAATTAGCTTCTCAAACTTTTCGTCAAACTGAGTAGAGTTTATACCCTCCAGCAATTTATAGTCATCTAATGTAATTAAATCTGCCATTTATTTTCCAAAAAGGCTTGGGAGCCCGAAGGCTCCCATCCTAATATTACCAAGCGTGAGCAACAACCTGACCAGCTGCACTAAACATCTGGTCGAAACCACGACGCTGAGTAGCAACTAATACACGACGTTGATTTTCAACATCATAATCAGATTCAACAGTTACACCACGGAGAACAGGTACTAAGAAGTTACGAGTATTAACAGCAATACCCCAAACCTTATTAGCAGTCTTTCCACCGGTAAATTCGTCACAAACGATAATTGGTGAGCCATAAGCCTGACCAATTTCACCTGAAATCTTAGTAGCACGATCACTACCGACCAAGTTTACATCTTGGAATTCAGGATCATCTAACATGTCATAGTACGCATCCAAAGATACGATATACACTACATCACTAGGACGACGACCATATTTACCCATTGCTTGACGCATGTTCAATAATTGAGCAGTAGTAGCAGTTACAGAAGCTGAACCAGCAGAAGCACCGGCATCCAGTACTTTGCTATCGTCGGTAGCAATCTTAATCAAACCATTTTGACCACCAGCATTTACTACTTCTGAAGAGCCTGCCTGAAGAATTGAATGCTCAATAGCACGTGCATGTGCACGAACCATAGCTTCACGAATTAAAGGAAGAATAGGCATAATTGCATCTTCTTCAGTTTCATTAGCCATGAAAGACTTAGAAACGAGCTTTTCAACGGTCAATACTTTAGTGCCTAAAGTAACACCTGCGTTGGCGCCTGGGGAGGCTTCATCACGTGAACCTAAGTTACCTTTAGGGTTAACGCTAGCACCAGTGCCGGCAGCATTAGCGCTTAACCATTCTGCGTAACCTGCATCAGGCATAGTTGGGATAACCATTGAAGCAGCGTTCATCTGAATCTTACGGAAAAGAGGATCGAGAACAAGCTCGAGCTCAATATCACGCTCAATCGCAGTAGAAACGGTAGTTTCAAAATCTTCGTTCGTAGAACTAGGAAGCTGTACGCCTGCGTTAGCATTCGTAGCTTTTTCAAGGATAGAACGGCCAAAACGAGTTCCTTCCAAACCTTTGTTAGTAACTACACCAAGAATATGTGCATTTACCATGTCTTCTTCTGAAAAAGAGGATTTTTCGCTACGATCAGCGAATACACGCTTGCTCTGACGCATTTTCTCAATTTCTTCGGCTTTTTCTTTTAGTTCATTTTGCAACGAACCAACAACTTGTTCAAAATTAGCATCTTTTTCAGCAAGTTTTGCTTCAACGTCAGCCATTAATTTTTCTGCACCACTGGTTACAGCGGTTACAATGCGAGCTTCTTCAGCATTTTTCTGAGCTTCGGCTTCTTCAGCAGCTTTTTGTTCTGCTTCCAATCGCGTTTGCTCTTCTGCCTTGCGCTCAGCTTCTTTCATTGCCATTGCAGTTGCGGTCTTTTCGACAGCAGCAGCCACAATCGCATCGATATCGATATCACTCATAGTTTTCTCCTGTACTTCGACTTGTGATAAGTCTTTAGGCATTGATTCGGTTTCGGAATGTTTTTCAAATTCAACTGTTACTTTGTCTTCAGTCTCCTGAACACTAATAACATGCTTTTCTTCCACGGAATCTTCGGTTTTGAAAGATTTCTTGAATTCTTCATACTCAGACTCTGAGTTAAAAGATTTAGCAAGAGAAAAGGTTGCAGCTTGGTTAGCAGGAACCGTTACTACTGAAACTTCCAGTAATTCTGCGTCCTTTATCTTATATCCATCGGTTTCGGTCATGTACTCCGCATCCTTGACTCGAAACCCGACTGAAAAAGCTCCAAGGACACCTTCTTTAATTAATTCACCTACGTGACCAGCAGATTTAGCAATTTTTGCTTTTAACTGCAGACCATTATCGTTAGTACCAAGCTGAACTGCTCGGCCAATCGGCTGATTGTAATCGTGATTAAAAAGAATTACGGGATTGTTTAAATAATTTTGAAGTCCACCCTTTGTCCAGGCTTCAGTCTCAATTATGTCTCCAACACGGTCAGTACTATTCGTACTGGCCATACCAGCGATATGAAGATCATCCCCTTCTTCAAACGCCTTAAATGTGGAGCCAATGTGAAAAATCTTATTCACTTGATTCTCCTTTTAAAGACTTTAATTTCTCCAGAGGAGAAAGATCGTCTTCTGAAGCCGGTTCAAGAACGGGCTTGGGTGCAGGCTTAACAGATTCAACAGGCTTAGTGCCAATTGCTGCCCAGTCTGCTGGATACATATGTGCTGCGGTTTTAATGATAGAGTTATATCCTCTACCTCTAAAATATCGAGTGAGTAGTCTTGGGTGAACAGGCCAGGCATCGTCTCCGAGTCTATAGTACTCACTTCTATTCATTACTCTTCCTTGTTCATGGAAAAAGTCTACCAAAACTTTTAACGCTTCACTTTTCTTCATTTAGTTTTCCTCTGTTTCTTCGGGCCTTCCACCCTCTGATGGGTTTGATGCGGAGCCTGCAATATTGGCAGGTACTCTTATTTCACTGGACCCAAAAATTTCATCATAGTTTAAGGCTTCTCTCGCTTCATTTGGTGTAATAATACCGGAGTTTACAAGAGTTGAGTAATATGCTGCAGAGTCCCTTAATTCTGGCTGAAGTGCAGGAATATTACTGATATCTGGAGTTATGCTAAACCCAAAAAATCTTTCTAAAGCTCTGTTCATCTTTTCAATAATCGGTAGGATTGTCTCTAAATAATACATTCGATGATTTGGTCGTATATTTGCATTATTTCCAGAATCTAGCATAATCGGAGGTACGCCAAGAACTTTTAGTATTTCTTTTTCTGCACTTTCTATAGAGCTTTCGAAGTCCAATTCTCTAAAGTTTATATTTGATATAGAATCTAGTTCCATTCCTCCGTCTAATACAAGAGGCCTTCTTCCGCCTCCGTCTGGACGATAACGAGTCATCCAGGATTGAATCATTCTTTCTTTATTCTTTTCACTAATAACAGAGGGAGATTTAATAACGAGACCTGGGACGGCGCCGTTTCTAAAGAAGTTATCTTGGAACTCTCTCATGCGAGTAAGCTGAGACATACTTCGTTGAGCAGCTCTTAAGCGACTAGTACCTCTATAAATGCTATGAAAAGAATTTTCTTTTATATGAATTATTTCGTTTGGTCTATAGTCGATGCTTGTTTGAAATGTGTAACCCGCAATATAGGTTGTCTTATCCGGTTCAATGTCCGTATAGTTAGCGGGGAGATGATACAGAGAAACTCCGTCAAAGTATATAAAGATATTCCCATCTAAAATATAATCGATTATGAGGTTTCGCTTAAAACTGGAAATGTCTTGAAAAGGGTTCGGTTCTTTGTTGAGCAATAGATCAACACGAGAACGACGAATACCTTTGGTTACTGAGTTCAATCCTTGAACAGGTTCACCTATCCTAAGAGGAATTTCAGCTGCATCATCTACAATCATATTTACAGCCCGATTTACGACTTCTAAATATTCGTAATACGCTCTGTAATTTGTAATAATTTCACGAGAAGCAATAGGGCCCGCGCCTTCAAGACTGACTACAATCTCTTCTTGCGCTGGGTTTAATTTTTCTTCCTTCCAGAAGTTATACCATGCCATATTTTTCTCTTTGTATTTCTACCCAGCGTTTTTGCTTCTCTGCTGTATGTAAACCAGGATTTCTTCCATAGATACTATGTAGCTTTAAATGGTGGGTGTGGCAGAGAGTAACTGTCTCATCGTAAAGTTCAGACCAATTATCTTCTATAAACTCGTCTCTCCATATAATTAGATACTCATCTGTATAATGTTCTGGACGAAGTGCTTGTTTCTCTTTTAACCATTTATGAAAAAGTGGGGCAAGCGTATAGAAATGATGAAAGTCGAGTTTTATTTTTGCACCGCAAATTCTACACTCTTTGCCTTTTTCATACTTCGACTTTGCCCGGTCTCTGATGTATTTAATCGGGTCTCGTTTTAACTCTGCCATTTTTATAAATTATATATTCGGGTTAGTTGAAAGTCAAGAATTATTTTTTCGTTGCATTTAAAATGTTGGTGCGCTCTCTTCAAAACTATAAAGTGCGTATCTTAATGCGTCTGCCATGTGAGAAGAAGAATCATGAACCGGTTTCTCTCTTATTAAGTTTGGATTCGGATCCCACCTATATTGGTCAAGAGACCTCAAGACTTCTACGCAGGAAGAATCAACTATAAGCCGATCATTGTCAATAAGGGAAGCCACGTGGCCAATCCCATCAACAACAGATTTTTTGGCGTTAATGGTTGAAATGTCATATTGTTGAGCAAAGTCGAATCGAGTCTGTGCTGCTGCTGCGTCAATGAAGCAGTAGTCGACTTCTCTTCTTTCAATAATTTCTGATAAGTATCCCGCATGTTCCTCCGTTGTGCGTTCCGCCGCATAATACTCTTCCATTAAGTAGTATTTATGTCCATCAAAAGCTAGTACACACAGTGCTGTGGGGTCTTTAAATCCTACGTCAAGCCCCGATATTATGTCCATCCCACTAAAATCTCTCTCAGATAAATCTTGAACACACTTTTCGTAGTTGAAGTTCCAAATCTGTCCTTCGAATACATTGAAATCTGCTTCATATTCTTGTGCAAATTCTGCTTGACTCATCGAGCGTCGAGCTTCATCAATATCGCTTTGAGAAGCTCTTGGATTATCCTGCCAAGTAGCTTTTATACAGCACCACTCGTTAAACTCATCAGTATAGCCCCGATTAAAAAAACGGCTAAACCAATTGTTCCTGCCCCGAGGAGTGCTAATAAATAGAGCCTTACTACCCGGTTTATCGAGTGTGGGTCTAATGGCAACGTTGAAGGCAGTTTCTCCATCTGCCAATGCCGCTTCATCGAAGAGAACAAAGTCATAGCTTCTTCCTACAACAGAGTCAATTTGATTAACTGACCCGAGTCTTATAGTAGATCCGTTTGTAAGTTCAATTACACGATCTTTTGCATTGTCTCTCGCAACTTCAAGATCAAAATGTTTTATAAGATTTCTTTGGAGATCAAAACTAATATTGCTAAGGTTGTAATTAGGAGAGACAATAAGTACATGGCATCCTGGAACGAGGGCGACACATTGGGCAATAATGTTACCAATATATGTTTTTCCTTGCCGCCGACTAAGAGCCCCAACAATAAAGCGATACTTATCATTATTAATAGCATTTATTAACGCTCGCTGTGAAGGAATTGCTTCTATTCCGAGCAACTCCAAATAACTTTCAATAGGAACCTTTAAAAAGGATCCTCCGACGATTCTGCTGTCCAAGATGTCTCTTCGGCTAACTTCCACTCTTCTTCCTCACATTCGCATGGGTCACATGCACATTCATTACAGTTAAGAGCCGCCTTTGCTTCTTCTTCTGTTGCATAGAGCTCTGGTCGATCTTTAATTCTCCACCCGTGAGACTTTTTATAAATCATAGTACACTTCCTGATATGAGCATTCCTGCTAAAAACAGGATAACTGCTCCTCCGCCTGCCCAAACGAGGCGATGCAATGAAGAAACACTTTCTTTCAAATCGTTGTGTCTTTCTTTGCTTTGTGTATGTGCGGTTCGAATTTCATTGAAAACCGTCTTCCATCTTTCTTCGCACACGGCTTCATGCTTTTCAAAGGCTGCCTTTAATTCATTCAGATGTTCCACTAAGAAGTTTCTCCATTAATTTTCCGTAATTTCCTTCGCCGAATGGAGAATTGATTTGCACATTTTGTTGTTTGATGTTCGTAGAGGCTTTTGCTTCTTTTGAATGGTCAACGGTAATTTTATGGGCAAGAGCAATAATGTCAACAAGGTCTTTACTAGAATACTGGTCTGAGTCTCGAGCTTCTTGAAGTTTATTTTCAATAACTTCGTCGAGAAGTTCAGCAAGGCGAAAACGATTGCGGTACCCTTGATCAAGGTAGACCGAGTTAATATATTCTTTTACTTCCGATTTTTCAAGTATCTCGTATACCTGGTCAGGAGAACAACCAATCTGAGAGGCTGCTACGACAGCGGAACCACTGCTTAAGTAGGCGTTCGCCACTTCGAGATTTTCCGGTGCCATTTTTACGAGTTTCATGAATCAAGTATAGTGGAAAGTGAACTGAATGTCAAGAACTATTTTTAGAAGGGGGGTAGAAAAAAGGGGCCGTAGCCCCTTTTATTCAGAAGTTGTAGAAAAGTCCTACGGAATGCTCTGAGGCATCTCGAAGATAATCAAAAGTGTAACCAAGATTGAACTTTCCAAAAGAGCGCGA